TCAACTACTGTCCTTGTTCATCTCTCCATTAGAGATTGAACAAGTTATTTGACAATAGCGTCGCCGATTGGATCGCATCACAGGCTATAGGTACTCTGTATCTCGTTTTCCAGGCCTTCATTTCTTCTTTTTTCATTTGTCCGAGAGATGTATTGGTGGTCTTGTCCCAAAATCTCATCCATTTCTGAATGACGTCCCTTTGTTCTCTCGACCTCTCTTCACCACCGGGAATGATAGTTTCCGTGTACACGCTCTCGAAGAACCGCGTGAAAGAAATCTCTTCATCTGGACGCTCGTCGGTCCACTCAAAGTTTCGGTCATAAAGGAACTTGTTCTCCGTCCTCTGAAAGCGCAAATAAGCTGGCTTGAAGGGTCTCAAGCTTGGGATGGTATTCATATCTTTAGAAAACTTTAGATATGACGCCATCTTAGCTTGACCCCGGGTCACCTCAAACTCTTCAGGTTGAGGTAAGCCTAGTCCGCCCAATTGCGTTGGAATAAACCAATTCTGTCCCGGAAGGGTCACAGACTTAAGTTTATCCAAATTAGAGGTCAGCCACTGAGAATAAAGTTTCTCCCTTTGAGGCCCATGGAATCCTTCAAGGAGGAAGTCGGCACAGCTCTTCAAATCACCAGGAAGTAGAATTTGTTCATCTACTTTCCGAGTGTCCGAAAGAACTTTACCAACCCCCTTCAACAGACCCATGTTGAAGAAAGGTGCTCGCTGCCAATAGGCGTGCTGATCTAATATATCCCTATTATCGATATACAGTTGCGAATTAATCATAGCAAACTTATCCGAAAGATAATTCTTTCCGAGTGAGGGTTCGAGCCCGCATGTGCGAACTAGTTCCCACCACTCAGAATAATCTTCAGGGTTAATTACCATGAGAATATCGTCACCGTTTATTAACATCGGGACTTGGTCCAACTTATATCTTCTCTCTCTTAATATCCCCTTCTTGTATCGATCATCGTACTTGTTATAGACACCTTGAGTTTTCTCAAAGAAATGCCTATTAACAGCTGCATTGATAATACAAAGAACAGGAAAAGAAGAAGGAGAACCCATAAGTTGTCCCCAGCGCTGAACACCGGAATCTAACTCATTTGTTAGACCGCTGTCAGTGTAATAAAGATCACCTATCGCTGGATACAATATTTCATGATCTAGAAGTGAACGATGGTAAATATCGCTGTCAAATTCTGACATTCCTAAACACTCTGTAATCGCTTTTGCACAAGCCCTTATGAGGGTCGGATCTAAATTATCCGTAGCCCCAGAGTAATCACCAGACAAGTAATACTTGTCACCTCGCATATAGACGCATTTTCGAGAAAACTCTTCCATTATATCCTCGTTAAGAGGTCCACCCACCAACTTAAAGGTTGGGTGGT